AGGCGGGTCAGACCACTGCCACACCTGGCGGAACTGCTTCCACTGCCGCCATCGGTTCTTCAATCGATTCCACATTTTGTTGTTCCGCTTGCTGTGCAACTGCCTGCTGCATTTCAGCAAATAAATTCTTCAACTCCTGTTCCACCTGGCGGCCAACCTTCGGGTCGGCCTCTTTCAGCTTCTCCAGGTGTTCAGCTATGTGTTGCTCCAAAAATTGTCCTTCCGCCGGTTCCGGTGCCGCACCTGTGTCGGCCCGGTTGGTGATGTATGCCATCACCGTCTGGATGTGTACCAGGTGATCGTCACTGTCCTTCACCACCGCCGGGAAACCCAAACGCAGGAACGTGATCTCGTTGGCCTGATCCTCCGCCTGGTTGGCCTGCTCCATCATCGGGTCAACGTACAATCGCTTGACCAGTGTCGCGTCATCACTCTCCAGGATCGTCTTTCGCAACTGGCCTTGGTCGATGTACGGATCATTCGCAAACATCTGGAACCGCGTGATCGCTTTCTGCATCAGCAACTGTTTGTTCACCCCGTCCGCGCTTCCGGTGGGCTGAATACCGTACCTCTCATGCAACGCCTCCTGTGGAATCTGCTGGGCGGTGTCGAGGTACCAGTAATCCAGACTTGTCTTGTCGTATTGCAGCAGGATCGACCAACTCATGCGGTAGAGATTGCCCAGTGCAATTCGGAAGATTCGCATCCTCAGATCACTGCTCTGCTGGTACAACCCGCCAATCGCCTGGATTTCCGTTGCTGTCCTGCGCTCAGTGTTCTGCAATGTCTGCGTCAAACCGAAGTCCGGTGTGCTGACGCGGTTCTGCGCGATTTCGCGCATGATGTTCATCTGCTGATCAAACGAGATCGGCGGGGATTGATGCGCCACCGGCTGGATTCCGTATGGCAAAATGCTGCCGGGTGTCATGCGAAGATTGCCACTGTTTGGCATGTCCCGCTCGGCCCGGTACAACGGACGATTGAACAACGTCATCGCGTCATTCTTCTCGTTCATTAACTTGGTCAGTTCAGCCTCGAAGATCGCCTGCAACTCGACCACCCCCCGGCTCGAATAAAAGCCCGGGTCTTTGATCTCGTAGTTAAACGCAATGAACGGTGGTTTCCCATGGTTGTACGGGAGTTTCATTGGCGGACGCAAATCGATGTCCGGTGAGGTGGGGGAGTAGGTGCAGATTAACCACTGCCCAGTGTCCGGGCAGCGATAGTACACCTCCCACACAATAATCTTTTCCTTCTCGGGGAATGTCAGTCCTTCACGCTCGTACTTCGCAGCCTCGGTACCCATGTCACCGGCATCTTCGTTGTAGCTGCCAATGATCTGGTCGAGGATCGCCTTGTCCTGCTTTAGATGTTTCTGCCGTTTGTACGCCTCCACCGAGTACACGCTGATGTGACAAATTCGATCAGCATCAGCAATATCTCTCGTCCACGCTGGAACAACAAAATGCTGGGGATCAACCGTGTAATACTTCAGCCGTTTGGATGAGTAATCCCATAAAACTTTTAGAATGCCGGTGCCGCACATCAACATGGAATCCACCGCACTCAACACCTCGGTCTCCAGGTTGGTCTTCTGCTTGACCCGATGGTCGAACCACTGCGCGGCGGCAGTCGTGTACTCGGCTACCTGGGGACTCGTTGGGATGAATTGTGCAATTAAATCCGTAGCAAATAATTGCTGGAAGTACGCCGGTTTGAGTTCGCTGATGGTTGTGTCCACCAACGGAAAATGAACGTCACTTGCCCCGGGCCACGGTTTGTTTTTCCGCCGCAACCCGTGGTGGCGCATCTCGTAGAACATTCTTTGGCGAACATCCCATACCGAACGATCCGCCAAATCCTGGAGAACGTCTGTGTTTAATTTCTGCCGACTACGCATTTAATAATCTTCCTCCTCGTCATCCTCCTCATCCTCCTCCATGCAATGTCCCATTGCCTGGATGGCGAACAGTGTGGCGTACATCTGCAAGCCACCGATGAGAGTTGCATCGTTCAAATCGAACTCTTGCTGGTATCGACTCAACAATGCCTCCAACTCGCCGCAAAACGCATCAAACTGTTTCTCGACGGTCATCATACGATTGCCCCCAAGCGGGGAAGATTAGCGTTTCTTTGGCTTTAAACCGTATTTTTTGCCGCCTGCCGCCTTGCGAGGCCCACTGGCCATTGCCCGCCGACCGGCTTTCGATACGTTTCGCTTCAGACTCTTACGCGCACCACGCCGCGCACCGAGTGACTCGTCCTGTCGGGACTTGTAACCTTGTTTTTTAGCTGCCATTTGATGATTTAATTTAGTGCGTAAAAAAACGCACCCGGATTGGATGCGTTAAAGCCGTCAATTGGCAAATATTTCGTGCGGTGCTTTGTGTGTACTAGAGGTAACTCATCGCCCGGGTGATCAGTTTCTGCGTTGTGACCGGATTTTCGGGTGCTGCGTTTCTCGCATCCTCCAATAATTGCCGTACGCGCCCCAGTTGAGTCTTCAATGTGAGCGCATATGTCACCTGATCAATCGATTCATCGATCATATCGTCAATCAACGGCACTCTTTCCCACAAATCCCCCCCGTGTTCCGCCTGACCGGCCCGGTATTTGCGGTCAATCTCCGCCCCGACAGTCTTCTGGATGTCTGTCAGATGGTCTTCCTGCGCTAAAGTCATCATTCCGCCAAGCTGGCTTTCTCCAATTCGTACTCGTACTCGATGATTTGCGTCATTAACGAATGCACAAACGCCTGCGCCTCCGGTGATGCGTTGTGGGCATCCTCAAATCCACGCTCATTGGCCAGTATTATCGTCCGGGTCGCGTCCAGTTTCCTCGGCATCATCGTCCGACATCCGGTTCCGAATCCAATCAAGCTTGTCACGGCGACGATCATCAACCATTGCTTCCAGTTTTTCATTTTCAACTTTCTTTCCATACCCAAAAAGCTCTTTTAACAACTCCAAAATAGCCCGCAATAATCCAACAATATTCATCCCGTGTTCAGCCCCATCGATTCGCGTAACTTTGCGTCACCGCTCCACTCACTCATACCCGCTTCCATCACCGCATTCAAGTCCGGTTGTGTCAACCGCTGCCAAGCGTACTGATCGGAGAAGCTTGCAAGACACATCACCAACGCATCCCCACGGTCAGGCGAACTGAACCCACGCGCCTTCATCTCTTTCTTGCTCTCCAGGTTGAGTTTGCCGGTCTTTCCAGTACCAACCCGGCGAGTAGTCAACTGACTGTGTAAAATCTCGTCATCAGGCAGTATGGCCTCCATACGGTCGATCTGGCGGGCTGCGCGGAACCACATCTCCGTGCCCCGGTTCATGTACCTGTCCGGTTCCTGCGCTCGGCCACCCAGGTTCACCTGGTGAATCGGCCAACCCATCTCGCTTAACTGATGGCACATCGGCAAACCTAACCCGCCTGCATCCCCAAATATCTGCTCAGGCTTCAACCCGGCTTTCTCAAACTCCAACGCAAACCGCGCACAACCGGCCATCGTGTTCGCCTCCCGCCACGCCACCAACTTGGTGATCTTGTTGCCAACGCGCATACAGAACACACTCTCATCCCCGGCAGCCGCAAAGTCACACGCCGCAACTGTCTCATGACCGTCCTTCGTTGGGGGATTATCCAGGCACTGCATCAAGCTGTCCCACGGTATCACCAAGCCTTCGCCGCTGGTCTCCTGGAACTGGCCGAAGATCATCGACTGGATCAGCGGATGGTCTTTGCCCCACATCTCCATCTGCTCGTCGATCCAACTCTGCTTGATGTGCGGACACTCAAACGCGGTCACCGTGTGCAGCTTCCACCACTTCTGTTCCTTCGAGAATATCTTGTAGAACTTGCCCGTGGTTCCACCGGGCGAACTCATCGCCAATATCCTATTCGGCTGAATCCTGGCCACCGCCTCAAACAAATCTTCCTGGATGCTTTTGCACTCATCCAGGACAATAAAAACCTGACCGTGAAAGCCTTCAAACCTGCCGGGTTGGTCAGTGGCGAATCCCAGAATCCTCGAACCATTGTCCATCGTCAGGTCGGTCTGGTTGATCTGCATTCCAAGCCCCGACACTTTGCTGGCCAACGCCCGTATCTGAGGCCACAACTGTTCCTTCACCTGGCGATAAACGCCACTCGTTGTGATGACAATACTCCCCGGATAGATCAGCGCATACCACAACGCCGCTGGTGCCGCTATCATCGCAGTCTTGCCACTACCGTTAGCCGCTTTTAACGC